ATGTACAGATCTATTTATCAAACCAAGAATGGTAAATGGCGTGTTGAGATTGGCTTTGATAAAAATACAAGGCCCACAAAGATTTGTGAGACTGAAGCTGCAGCTAAACGCTGGGCGAAAGAAAAAGAACGAGATTTAATTCTTAATGATGCAACACAAAAGGCTATTAAAAATAAAATAGTTATTACGATGCGTGAAGCACTGGGACGTTATTCAGAAGAAGTATCGAGATTTAAAGCTACTGGAAAAAAAGAAATGCAAAGGATCCGTTATTACCAGGATAACTTGCCAAATACAGATTGGCCATTAAGTGCTTACAAAGGTGAGTTTTTAAAACAGTGGGAGAGTGCTGTCACTCAACGCACGATTAAACCTTTGAAGGCATCTACCATATTGCGAGATTATTCGACCTTATCTGCTTTCTTTAATTGGTGCAGGAAAGATAAAGGGTGGATAGAAATAAACCCTGTAGAGAATATCCGGAAGCCTAAAAAGCCAGCTCACCGCGAACGCCGGACTGAGGTGGAAGAACTTCAAGCTATTTTAACGGCTTTAAAATATAAGCCTGGAACTGTGCCGGTAACTAAAATGCAGGAAGTTGGACTGATTTGGCTTATTGCTATGGCCACCGGAATGAGATCTGGAGAGATTGTAAACCGTTTACCTGAGCATGTTTTTTTGTCTAAACGTTATGTCCAGTTAGATAAAACTAAAAATGGGATGGCCAGAAAAGTACCATTAGATGATTTTGCACTGCAGCTGTGGACATTGGCCTTAAAAATAGACCGAAAGGGAAGCCCAAAAGTATTTACAGTGTCAGATTCATCACGTGATGCACTATTTAGAAAAGCTCGTAAACAAGCAGGATTGGAAAATGCAGATTTAACGTTTCATGATTCAAGACATGAAGCTGCTTCACTTATGGCCAAGCGCATAAAAAATGCGCTGACCTTATGTAAGATTTTTGGTTGGAAAGATCCTAAGCAAGCATTGACCTATTACAACCCAACTAATGATGAGATATTGGAAGAGTTGAACATGTCAAAAGGTTTATCAAAATTAATCATTTAATTTTTTATCCGTTTGAATTAAATCTATTTCTTTGTACTCTACAATTTTAATATTATTTTTTTTATCAATTAACAACACCTTATCCCCCATAGATTCAATTAAGTACCAATCTTTAATTGAATCTTTGAGTAGTGCTTTACTTAAGTATATTTTCTTTTCATTAAGGATTTTTTTCGCTTCTACTTTCCCAAAATACATTGGTTGCATGAAAAATAAAATTATTAAAAAGAATGATGATACATAAATTACTTCTTTTTTATATTTTATAAATTGCATTTGTAAACTTCCGCTATATAGCAGAATGTTCTCATTAACTATGTCTTCATTTACTGTAAATTGTTGATAGAAGGCACCCAAGAAAACACCTGTATTTACACACAAGTATGAAAATAAAAAATCTGAAGACTTGATAGTAAAGATATATTCAGGAAGGCTATTTTGAAAAATTAAAAAAAGAATAAAATAAGCAAATATACTTATTAGTATTAGGGGTGAAGAACCTACTCTAATTACTTTATATGAATACTTACTAAAGAAAAATCCGATAAAATATCCAATTGATAAAATTATTGTGGCAAAAATAATAAGTTTTAAAGATGCAAAGAAAACAAACTGAGGACTAAGATTGGTTATGAACCATGGAATACCAAGCGTGTTATAAAAATGATATTTATAAAATAAACAATAGCAAAGACCAAGAAAAGAAAGTATTGAGAGTAACTCTAGTAAACTAAATTGTATTTGTTTGAATTTTTCTTTAAACATAATTTTAGCATTTTTAAAATGGATGGGATTTGCATTCTTTAATTATTTCTAAAGATGCAAATCCCATTGTATATTTATATTCTTATTGATCAATATTTTATAAAATTTTTATCAAAAGCCATTCCAAAACTTATAACGTCAGTGGCTTTCCACCTTGGAACTGTCCGATCTCCAGTAGCCGAGGTTGGTAACTCACGGCTGGGTGGAAAGTTTTCATTACTAATAATATGGCGCTTTGTATAGTCCAATGAGTATTTAAAATAATTAGCTATATCTTTTTCATCCCATAATTGGCAATCAATCGGGATGATTGGTTTAGCATCAATCTGCTTTAAAATTTTACGAAGCACTTTTTCTAATAACACCTCTACATCCATATATTTACCCCTTTAAACTCTCAAAAGTTGAAATCCATTCTTCACGGTTTAAGCCGCGGTCAGCATCGCTTGGGAAAATGCCTGAAATGAAGTAACCCGTTTCTGAAGGTGATTTCTGGTAGCTTGAAGCAATGATTCTGACGAACTCACATCGCATGGCTTTAACTGTTGCATAAGCTTCATGTGCGATCGGATGTGTTGGGGTAACGACACATAGGTCATTTTCTTCTTCATCTACAAACGGTAAAGCATTTGGGCTTAGTTCTTCTGTGTTCATGCTTGTGGTGCTCCATAGCTAGGGTTAGTAAAGATCCAGCATTTCACTGTGTGAGAACGTTCTAAGCTGTTTGAATCATCGCCAGTAACGTTCTTTACTTCATCGGCTGGATATTTGTTTGACCGTACTGTTTTGTTCATTTCGATGAACTTATAGCGACGGCTGTTACGTAATAAATTTTTCATTTCTTTGATGTCAGGAAGTACCTGGTAATTTCGCGCTGCGACCTTGTAAACCTCATTTAGATTTATGGCTACTTGCTGAGCATCGGCCTCGTAATGATTAAGGCTAAAAGCAGGACTACGGCTACTGTTTAGGTATTCGTATGCATCCCAAAATTGTTCAACAAGAGGGTGGTCACCATTGAGTTGATTAACTCGTTCTTCAGCCATTGCTAACAGCATTTCTTTGGCCGCTAGGACTTCTTCAATGTCTATGACATCTTGGAGAACATGTTTGGCCAAAGCATCTATTAGAGCCGAAACTTGTGCATGACAAAGCGCGATACGGGTATGAGTAATGCCGTTGTTATGGAACTCGGTTTCTAGCTCCTCGAGCTTTCGTGCATAGGTTTCTAAAATCTCTTTTTCATTGACTAGGCAATGTGTCATGTACGTGCACGTATCTTCGATATCTAAACGGTCGAGTTCATCGACAATTCGTTTCGTTTCTAAAGATTGGCCTTTACGGTCGAAGTAGATATGTAAAGTACGTGTCAAAATCGCTTCAGACGCTTGGATTTGGGTATTTTGGGAAATCATGATGGCACCACGGAAAGGTGGCTCATACGTTTCATTTCCTGCTGTTTTTAGGCCTTTTGAACGAATTGCACGGCCATTGTAGGCATCTTTTAGTTCATCCCAACTAAACTTAGCTTTGGCAACTGCGTTACCATTTTGGTCGTTACGGTCACCCTCAATAAGTACCACTGGTAAGTTTGAGATTTGTGCGAAGTTACGGTAAATCGCTACGTTAGTAGACTTGTTTGCATCAAAGCCTTCATAGTCTGCACGGCCTGAAAGCTTCCACATAAACTCGATTAGGCGTGATTTACCTGCACCGGCTTCACCTACGATTTCAATAAATGGAAATGAGCTATGCATTGCCCGGATCTGCTCTGCAAAGTATGAGCCTGTCCACCACGCCAGTGCGATTAAACCTTTTGCACCACGTACCCAGTAAAAGTCTTTCCACCAAGTCGGTTTGAACTCTTGTTTCGGGTTGAGTTTAATAGATGGGCTACCAGCCAATGTTTTTAGCTCTAGGCGACCAAGCTTGTAGAAATCATGATCATTAATGTGGATAACGTTACCCTTATACACAGCATGTTTTTCAAATATGTAGGCCCCGTATTCTTTGGTGTACCCCATAAAATCTATTGTTTTCACCTCACGTAATCTTTCAGTGTTTTGCTTCATAAACGTTAAAAGTTGATGGTTATTGCCCGTCCACCAAGCTCCGACGTGCACAGACAGCAAACGTGGGCCAAATTTACCCGGTGCAGAGATATGGTCTGCCGTAAAAGTCGCTTTCATTTCGTCTTCTGGAGTAGAGATTTGGAAGTAATACCAGGACTCGTCTGTTATTTCGTTTCGTTGGAAATAAAGAGGGGTGAGCTGGCGATTACATATTTCTGAAACTGCTGAACATTGCTGAAGGGCGAGTTCACGTTTTTGGCTATCGAGCAAGAAGTCTCGGTCTGGATCTGCTTCAATGCGTTCGAGTTCCTTGCTGTATTTGTCCATATCTAAATTGAACCAATACAACCGATAGTTATGGTTGAAATAAAAGGTTCTACGTCGACCGTCATTGAAGTTGTAGATGAGTAAGCCAGCTTGCTCCGGAGTTTCTGCAATGTGCAGCTCTCCGTAGTGTTTATAGGTCTTACGGTTTTCACTGTGTAGCTGGTCACGCATGTAAAGGTCGTTCCAGTCCAAACCTCCTGAAGGTGGAAGGGCAGCGGTCGAATCCCAATGGTTTTGAACAGCTCTTAAATGAAACTTACGGATAGACTTTTTGCCGGCTTTATCATTATCAAATGCCCAGCGAATGCGTGGCTTTTGACGACCTAACTCATGACAGTGGTCGGCAATTTGCTTCAGCATCTTTTCTGGATAGTTTTCTGTAGACATGGTGGCTATAGAAGGCTGTCCAGAAAGGGATAGGGCAATAGCGTTAAAGATGCCTTCAGTAACCCAAATAGATTGGGCATTACAAAGTTTGTCTAAATCATCTAGAGACCAAGCTAGGCCTTTGTAGTCCCCCATAAAGTTGGCTTTTTGACGGCCAAAGCGTTCAGGACGGTCTATAAACCGTTCCCAGAAAACACCTTCAGCAAGTTTAAAACGTACGGTCGCTGTAATTAGGTCGGGGTATTTACGATCATTTCTGAAAAGTTCTTGGGTGTAGGTACCTTTTAGTTTGGAAACGTCAAAACCCCGAGCATTTACTAAATAAGCATCTGCTGCTGCATGAGGGTTTTCTGGTGTACGAGGGAAGTCTTTAGACCAGTCTTTAAAAAGGTCTTCACAGATTTCCTTTACGTGCTCTTCATAACCACATTTGTTTAAACGACCACATTTCACTACACGTGGTGTTTCAGCATGGGTAAAGAGTTCCTTTTTCCCACATTGCGGACATAGACCTTCACGGTACCAGTCACCAACCTTTTTAAAGTTGAATAACTGGTTGAGTCTGTCATCAATGCGTCTTTGTAATACTGACATTTAAAACCACACGTGATTATTTGTAACTGTTTGAGAATGTGAATATTTTGTTTGAGTTTGTAGCTTTGTAACCATTGCGAATTGGCTTTGTTTACAATTGCTCGTCTTTGCACGGTTCTTGTAATTCGGGGTGATGGTTCACCATAAAATTACGGATGTAGATGGCAACTTTTGTGTCCTTTTCATACGCAATTTTCTTGAGGACTTTTAACTGAGCTTTGGTCCAGCGGACTTGAGTGAGTTCAGTGTGTTTAGGTTTAGTTTGAACATTTGATGTAGTCATGCGAAAATCACCATAAATCGTACTTAGATACTTAGTGTTATTAAATTTAGTACTATTTATGGTGATTTACAAGTGCTTTTAAGGAAAAAGTATGAAAAATAGTGATTTTTCTAATCGTGGTGAACGTTTAAAAGAAGAACGTAAGCGCTTGGGCATAGGTACACAAGATGAGTTGGCCGAGATCTTAAATGTTAAAAAGAACTCCGTTGTGCGTTATGAAAAGCACAATGCACCTTTAGACACTGACCAGTTAGATTTGCTTGAAGATCATGGGTTTAATATTGCTTATATTCTGTGGGGGGCTGCAGAACTCAAGAGCAGTGAACTGACAGATGATGAAGCAAAGCTGATTCAGTTGTACCGTCAAACACGTGAAGAAATGCGTTCGGGCTTAGTCTCTTTAGCTGAGACTTATGCAAATCAATTTAAATAAAAGTTTAAAAATGAATTTATCTGATTTTCAAAAAAAATTGATATGGGGCGTAGGGATTCTATCTATTGTTTGTTTATGGATAGCTTTTCCATTTATTTTTAAACTTTTAATTGAAGCTTATAGATTTCCAGATGACTTCACGAATTTTGGACCTTTTGGGGATATTTATGGAAGTTTAAATACGCTTATTTCATCCATTGCATTATGTGCAGTCGCTTATTCAACTTGGTTGCAAGTAACATCTTTAAAAGAAACAAGAAAAACAAATATAAAGCAATTAAAACTTGCAGAAGACTCTCATAATGAACAACTTAATGAATCAAGAAATGCAATTTTTGTTAGTCAGTTTTATTCACTTTTAAATTATAAAAAAGATAAATTAAATAGTATCGAATTGAATTTTAAAACAGATGAATTAATTGCAAAAGAAGAAGAGATTGATCCAAATGCTGAACGAGCGAAACCTAATAAAAATATAAAGTTAATCAAACTTAATGGATTATCAGTAATTCAAAAGTTGGTCGAAGAATTTAACGATTTTTCAAATTACCACCCTTTAGAATTGTCTAAATTTTCCATTCCTGAGTTGTTGAGTAACTTTTATACTGTTAGTGAAGGGAAGTTTGATGATCCTATTAGCCCAATCATCTCTTATTTGTATATATATAAAGACTTAATTGAATTAATTACTAGAGCAAATATTTCTATTGAAGATAAAGAGCATTTTAAGAGTATTTTGAGAAACTCCATGTTTCAGGAAGAACAAATTTTATTATTCTGGGTTTCCCCAATATTTGTAAATTTGAGATTTTTTTTAAAAGGTAGTGAGCTTTTTAATCAGTTTGGTTTAAGCCTTGGTTATAAAAATTACGCATTACAACATCATGAAAAGTCACATTTTCATCTGAAAGAATGGAAAGACTTTTATGATAACCAAAAGAAACCGGCCTAAGCCGGTTTCTCTAATTCATTTGGCATGAACCGCGCGGTTAATGTTGACCACTTGGTGATGTAGCGTATTGATGATGGCGCTAAATTCTTGTTCTTTTAAACCATCATCTACTTTCATTTTTGAAAAGGCAAAAAGTAAATTTTGAAGGTTCTCAAGTGGATATTCAATTTCTTCCAGTATTTCTTCGGCCGTCATTTTCTTATGGCTTTTAACGTCTAGTGTTGAGTGCATTTCTCCCCCTGTCTATTGATCATGGGTGTATTTTCTTAAAATCTGCTTTGAAAATATAGGTGGTGACGACACGCTATGTCGCTTATCTGCCTGATATTATGGAAAATGTTAAGACAACAATGATTGATAAGACACCACCTTCAAAGGCGCGCTTGAGGAGCTTAAATGTTTGCTGACGACGCTTTTGCTTTAAGTATGCTTCTAGGTCGTGAATTGGGGTGTGTTCCTGAACGGAATTTTGAGTAGGGGAGTTTTTTAAAGCGAATGTTTTCATTTGCTTGTCCTGTTAGTCAAGTTTTAAACCCGACACCATCACTTTCCTAGGGTAATGGTGACAGACTGAACAGGGCTAGGAAAACCGTCCTAACAGGTAACGGCCAGCGCAAGGCTGCCCTATCCAGCCTGCCATAAAAGACAAAGCCGAATTTTACGCAAAAAAATAGCCGCATGGGCGGACTTTTGCGCCTGTTAGTAATTTTCAGGTTTCCTAGGCCTGACTACAGATTTTGCTGTAGCATTTTCAGAGTAGCTTAGATACTATTATGCGTCAAGACTTTATAAGAAATTGATTAAGTGAGATTTGAAGATGAAATATACAATAGAAGAGGGGATAGATAGTTTTAATAATGAAAAAGATATGATTGAAAATAATATAGTAGAAATTGCAAAAGATGATTATATTCAATTTTTGGAAGCACATTTAAATGAAAATGATGCTTTGATTGTAGCATTAGGGAAGCTTCAAGAATTATTTAAACAAACACTAAATAATACTAATGAAATTGATTTAATAAATTTAATAAAACAAGAAGTTAATGAGTTGCTAACCTCTGTAATAAATAAGGGTTTTAAATATAAGAAAGAAAGAAGAAATATAACAACAACACCTACTGAAGAATATCAAAATGATTATCTTTATTTTTTATCAGCTGTTAATAATATAATTAGTATTTTATTAAGATATAAAGATTTGAAAAAATCATTTGATGAACTATTAATTAATAATTTAAGAAAGGCAATTGTTGATGTTAATAAAGAATTGGTTGGATTTAGAAAAATAAGAAATATTGCTGATAATTTAATGACTGAAGATATTTATGATATAGCAGTTGCAAAATATAAAAAACTCGAGAAAAAATATAGGAAGTATTTCTATCGTGCAGTACCAATAGTAATAATAATTGCAATTTTAACTTTTTTAAGTAAGAAACTACTCATGGAAAAGTTTGGTATAGATGAAGTTTCTTATTGGGTTCTTAAAATTTCAATATTAATTTTAGGAGTTACGCTAATTAGTTATTTTATAAAGCAATCATCACACTATCAAAGGTTGGCCGATCAAAACTATCAAACACAAGTTGAGTTACAAGCTTATCCAACATTTATGGAAAGTATTCCTACTGAAGAAGCCGCCAATGTACGAAAAGAGCTTGCTCTTAAGTATTTTGGTCGGGAAATTGATGGTAATGCTCATAAAGATATGAGTAATTTAATTTCTGACCAAATGAAGAATACAACAGAGATGGTTAAAGCTACTACTGAAGCAATAAAGAATTTAAAGGGGTAAATAATGAAAAGTTGGGAACGTTGTTACGTAGAGTTTTTAGTTCGTATTGCTGAGCCTTTGGGAGAACTTCCTGAAGGTTATTTTGTCAGAATTCCGTGATTTGGGGATTAGATGATGTTATTTAGTGAAAGAGAAACTGAAGCTTTAAAATATTTTAGAAATATTGCATATATTTTAAATGATTATAACAACAAATTTAACTATGAACCTGTCTTAATAGCTTTAAAGCAATATTATTATTTAGATGTAAATTCATTTTTGCGTTTGTTGAAAGAGATTATTCATAAGCTTGAAATTTTGATTGATGTTAATGATAATTCTTATGATGAAATTTCTAGTTATATTTCTAAAATAGAAGATGAATTAAAATCTGATTTAAGCAATATTTTAAATGCTAATAATAATATTTCTAAATATTTTAAAATAATATTAGTTAATATTTCGGCATTTGTAGAATTTATAGCTACTTGGCAGCATAAGTATAAAGTATACAAGGATGAAGTTGGATTTATTGGAGAAAGTGATTCTTTTAGAGTGTTGCTAAGAGGTTTACATTTTGCAATAGATAATATTGATAATAATGTGCCATTTAATATAGATCATTTAAAGAATATAGATAAGCAAAGTTATTATGATAGAATAATATTGATAGAAGATAAGTTAAATGAACTTTCTAATAGTTTTATTATTTTAAGTGATGACTATAAAAAAAATAAAAATGAAAATTTTGAAAAACAAAAGAGATTGTTTAAAGATCGAGCTGATGAAGCTTTCTTATCTTATCAAAGTTCCCTTCTTGATTTAAAAAACCATTATCAAGGAGAGCTTGAGCCCCAAGTAAATGAACTAAAGTTAAAGTTAGAAAATAATAAATTAGAACTAGAAACACTATTGGGTGATGTAAAGCTTTACCAAGATAAAATGACAAATAAAGCAGTAAACGAAATGTCTGCTCATTATTTTGATAAATCTAAATTTGAGAGAAATTCATACTTTGCCATAACTTTAATAAGTGCGGTTATCATTATATTTTCTGTCATTAGTGCCTATAGAGGAGTAAATAGTTATTATAATGAGTATGTTAGTACTAAAACTTGTGATAGTAGTGAATCAAGAACAATAAAGGTTAATGGGAAGAAAATGGAAATTTCCTTCGAACAGTGTATGAAGGATTTATCTGTAAAACGTGAAGCTACTCAAAAATATGCTTTTAACTATCTTATTTTTAGATTGAGCTTTTCATTACTTTTATTTTTAGCTGTTATCTATGCAAGTAGGATTGCTATGCGTGCCTATAATCATTGGCGTCAAAGTGAAAACATGTACTTAAAACTTAATACATTAAGTCCATTTATAGGTAGTCTTGATAAATCAGTACGTAACGATGTTCATCTTAGCTTGGTACCTGACTACTTTGGTAAAGACGCAGGTATGGTTGAAAGTTCTAAAGACGCAGTAAAAGATCTTCCAACAAATATTTCAAATATTGCCATAAAAGCAATTGAGCAAGCTGGCAGTACTATTGGAAGTAAATTAGGAAGTGATAAAGAAACTAAAAATTCAGATAGTGAATCTAGTACAGAAAAGAACAAAAAGAAATCAACGGATGATCCAGAATAAATTATAAATCTAAAAGAGAGGTGAGCTATGTGTGCGAACTATGAACCTATTTCAAAAGACCGTGTTCACCTCTTAGATTTGTTTGAACCTACCTTTGAATATAGCAATGATATTTACCCAGGTGCAGATTGCCCACTTTTATTCTCAAATGAAGGAAACGTTGAGTGGAGACAAGTAAAATTCGGTTTAGTACCAACTTGGGCCAAAGACTTAAAGATTTGCCGCAAAACTTATAATGCCCGGACAGAAACAGTCCATGAAAAACCTAGCTTTCGTCACGCCTGGAAGAATAGCCAATTTGCTTTAATACCTGTCGACACCATTTATGAGCCAAAATATATCAATGGCAAAGCACATTGGTACGGGATCTACCGTAAAGATGGAATGCCATTTACCGTTGCAGCACTTTATGAAAATGCCAAGGTAGACGGGCACCAAGTGCGCTCAATGACGATGTTGACGATTAATGCTGATCATCATCCATTTATGTCTCAGTTCCATGCACCAACTGACGAGAAACGCTCAATTATTGTAATTCCAGATAGCCTAAGAAATGATTGGCTTAACTGTAAAAATACTGAAGCGAGAGATTTTTTCTTAGATATGGAGCCTGATGAATACCTAGCACAACCTAAGGAAGAGTTGAAGAAAATCCGATCAAATGCTTAGTTGAGCGCGTCAGGTTATGACTTGTTATTGATTCTGCATGATTTTTAAAATTTGTTAAAAAATCAGTTAATAAACTATCATCTTGATTATGTAACGAAATCAAGGTGATCTTATGAGCAATATCGAACCATCCATTATTAAAATTAGGCCTCATCTCAAGCAGTGCAATGCTTTGAGCGAGATAGACTATATTGAAAAAGTAACGCCTTTTACTAAGTTTTCAATTCCTCTCGCAATCGAAAAAGTTGCAGCTGGCTTCCCAAGCCCGGCACAAGATTATGTAGATAAAAATATAGATATGAATGAGCACTTAATTAAAAATGAGTGTGCAACTTTCGTTGTCCGGGTAGCTTCACAGTCGATGCTAAATGCAGGCATTGATATTGATGATGAACTGATCGTCGACCGTAGTCTTGAAGCAAAGCATAACGATATTGTGATTGCTTTAGTTGATAACGAATTTACCGTAAAGCGTTTGATGATAGATGCTGACGAACGCTGGTTAAAAGCAGAGAACCCAGAATTTTGTGATATTCATTTAAAGGATGGCCAAGAACTTTTTATCTGGGGTGTAGTGACCTTCATTTTAAAAAATACAAGAAAAAGTAAATGAAGCATGAAAACAAAGTGTTTGCTTTGGTGGACGTAAATAACTGCTACGTCAGTTGTGAGCGTGTGTTTAATCCTAGTTTGATTGATAAGCCGGTTATTGTGTTATCAAACAATGATGGCTGTGCTGTTGCTAGATCCAACGAAGCAAAAAAGCTTGGTATTAAAATGGGAGTGCCATTATTTCAAATTAAAGATATTGTTCAGCAGAATAATGTGATTGTGCTTTCAAGCAATTACACGCTATACGCTGAAATGTCTCGACGTTTTCATAAAGTTTTAGGTACTTATGTGACCGAATCCGAACAAGAAATTTACTCAATAGATGAATGCTTTTTAGACTTAACTGATTACTACGAAAACTTTAACTTAACCAACCTTGCCCAAGACATGAGAACAAAAATTTTAAAGTGGGTAGGTTTACCTTGCTGTGTAGGGATTGGAAGCAGCAAAACTGAAGCAAAAATTGCAAATCATATTGCTAAAAAGTATCCAGCATTTAATAGCGTGTGTAATTTGGTAGATATGGATCTCTGCAATAAAGAAGCATTTTTAGCTGAAATTGATGTGTCTGAAGTATGGGGAGTCGGCCGTAAACACAGTAAGAAATTGCATGGGATGGGAATAAATACTGTATTTGATTTGGCTTGTACAGACTCACGTGAAATGAAAAAAAAGTTTTCGATTGTCATGGCCAGAACTGTTGCTGAGCTTCAGGGCATTTCATGTATAGAAATAGAGCATACACCGCAAACCAAACAACAAATTATTGCCAGCCGTTCTTTCGGCTCTCGCGTAACAGAACTAGAAGACTTAAAAGAAGCTATAAGTATGTATGCACAAGATGCCTGTAGCCGGCTAAGAGATGAATCTCTACTTTGTGGCTGTATGATTGCTTTCGTGCAGTCAAATCCTTTTGACCCCAATGTCCCGTTTTATAACAAGTCTATTAGTGGTGGTTTTTCAGAACCAACTGATTGTGCGCTGGATCTAGTTAGAGCTGCAACACGAATGGTTAGCGAGATTTTTAAAGAAGGCATTAAATATAAAAAGTGTGGAGTAATCCTAACGGGTTTAGAGCCAAAATCTGGCCATACCTATGACTTACTTACAGACTTTGAAATGATTGAGAAAAAAGAAAAATTAATGAAAACTTTAGAAGGGGTACATCAAAAGTACGGCAAGAAAAAATTAGGTGTAGGACCGTCCTTTATACCAGGAAGAACTTGGTCAATGAGTCGAGATAAACTGAGTAAGAATCCGTTCAGAGTTGATGGACTGTTAACTGTAAAATAATAAAGCCCCAATGAAGGAGCTTGGCGTTATGCGACAAGGTATAAGAACATGGAACTACTTAAAATAATGCCCATGATCATGCCGATTAAGATTGGGTATAGCCACATTTATTGCTCCCATAGTGGAATGGTTGATTAAGTTTAAGTACGCTTTTGTTTTGGAGATCTTCTTCCTTATAAAAAGCCTTCATCTCATGGATGTACCGAGTAAATTGATAATCCAGAATCATCCAAAAAATAATGAGGGCTAAAACAAGAATAACGATGAAAAAGATTAGGAAACTTGTCATTTAAAAGTACCTTTTTGAAAGTTTTTCTTGTGTATTTTTACATTCAACACAAAGGGTTACAGAACCGTAGCGCTGACGCTCAACAGGAATATCATTTCCGCATTCTTCACATTCAGTTAGGGAAGGGCGGCTAAAGTCTTTAGGTTGAATTTGAACCTGTTTAAGTTGTAGTTCTTGAGCAATATCAATTTTGTCTGTCATGCGTGCTCCATTTTCCAAGTACGGTCTGGAGTAGGTAAATTAATTTCAGGATTAGGATGAGCTGGAGGGGAAAGCTGGATCTTTAATTCAAAGAATCCTTGAGCAGTAAAGCCACACTCTAAGTTTTGACACTGTCCCTGAAATGAACGGAGTAAAGGATTAAGTTCAGTACTTGAACGGATTGAAAAGGGTTCACCGCAGTGAGGGCATTTATAACGGGATCTTGGTCGAGCCATTTCGCTACCTGTTGGTTTAATTATTTACGATTTTATAACAAAATCACTATAAATAGTGATTTATAATAATTTGTATCGAAAATTGATTACCCTTTTGTCCTTGCTTCCCCAAAGCAAGGATTTTTTTTATTTGCCCTTTTTAGCTTTATCTATTCGGGCTTGTTCTCTTTTTAAAGCAATAGTCGCTGTCTTTTTTGTTTTATAAATTTTAATGAGTTTTAAAGGATTGCTTTGATCACCCGAAGTAAGCTTCTGGTCTTTCCCATTCTCACGATAAAAAACGATTACTCCGGTGTAGTCGGCATAGTTGCGACCGGTCCGTTTTTTATTTTGTTTTTTTAATTCTTTATCTCCCTCTTTATCAGGCTCAAAAAGAGTTGAAACATCATCTGCATTTGGTAGCTGTACCTCTAGCTCAACACTTGTAGTAAATCCGCTATCAGTTAAATTGTGAGTAACGTTAGTACCGAGCCATACAATGTCATCGATTTGTGGTTTTAAACCGGTGAATACAAACTCTTGTTCTGGGATAAGTTCGGGTTGGCCAAAGGCAAAGGTATAAGACAATTTCTGAGACGCACGTTTGCAACGGTTGAATTCAGCTTGTGCCGCTAATTCAGCCGTTTTTTTATCACGGTGAACGTAGCGGATCTCTTTTAAATTGTCTTCATTGTCACCAATGACTACATACAGCTTTTTAGATTTACTTGTATCGTAATAGTAGGCTTTAACACCGGTGATTCTGTCAGTACCGGTACCAGTAGTGTAATTGTGGCCATCACCATCAGATCTAAAAATTTGGGCGGTAGGAAGGGGCAATCCAGAAGCGGTTTGACTGGCCCCACGAGGCAGTAAAATTAAATGGCCATTTTTTACAGTAGCAATAGCATCATGTTCGTCTGCAATCCGGGTAATCAAATTGGCGTCACTTTCGTTCTGAGCAATATACGAAATTACTCGGTTGGCCAGTGTGTCATGCACAATTGTTTTAAGCGCATATTCAGCACCAACGGTTTCAAAAATCATCTGTATTGATTTATTACTAAAGCTACGTTCACGCTTTTGCTTTAAGCCTTCAGATACGTCATTACTGAAGGCTGAAATACTTAAAACGTCCGGTGCACCGCGATGAGTAACCGATTCAACTTTATATTTCCCTTTGTCCACTAAGCCCGTATTTGACCAACCAATCCATACTTGAATAATTGCTCCTTCAGGGGGGATTTCTAATTGGCCATCAGAATCATCAAGATCAATATCTACCGAGTCCACAACAAGACCACGATTATCTTTAATACTGAGAGAAATTAACCGGTCGATAACAAGAGGGGATATGTCATTTCCGTCGACTTCTAGGCGATAAATTGGGAAAGGATATTCAGTTTCAGCCTGATATGATTCAGCTGCTTCAATTAGTTTATTGGTGATTTGATTAAGCATTTATATCAACCTATTTACTGCACCACCAGCCATGCCGATGAGTGTGCCAAGTAGCGTCGGTTTCCATTCCTTCACAATTTTTAGTGTCAAAGTAAATTCGGTTTTACGTGCGGCACCATCTTTAAAGAAGTACGTTTTTGTCTCTTCCATATTTTCAATAATAACTAGACCATAAATCTTTCCGGTTCCTTCAATCAACGTATAGGCCATGCCTGTGTCTGCCATACGACGGACTTGATCTAGTACAACTCGGTTGTTGGTCAGTTCGTGGTAAATTTCTCCCTTCAGGATAATGGTATCTTCACCTTTTCCCGTAAATTGGTACGCTGGAGTAGAGCCAATCCGGCTATTACTTGGATGTCTCCAGTTAGTTACACGTTGCAGTTCTTGATATGCAGCTGTTCGTAATGAAAATACGAACAGCCCTAAAGCCATCATCATTTTGTTTACTCCGTATCAGTTAAGAATCTACGACGAGCATCGCGTTCTTCTTGTTGGAGACGTAACATTTCAGCCCGTAACGCACGTGCTGTTTCACGGACTGGTTGACCGTGCTCTGCTTTAATGGTGATTTGAATTGTGTCGTTACTAATGAAGCTGCCACCGCGTTGGGCTTGGATCGGTGTCACAGGTGTAACCTTTGCTGTGGTACCAGTACCTATTACATTCTGAGTAGCTTGCTGTGTCGCTTTAACTGGTAAGTTTTGATTCTGTGAAATACCTAATGACAAGCCCTGCATCGTGTAATCACCAATACCCATAAACACACGAGAAGGGGAATGGATACCTAGAAGATTTCGGGCTTTTTCAATAACACCTGTTACGGCTCCGGAGAGAGCAGTTTTGACCTCACCGATTTTTGACATAATCCCGTTTTTTAAGCCAGTCAAAATCATGGCGCCGAACCCTGTGAATTTGGATGGCAGATCTACACCGAACCAAGATAAAACTTTTGCGAAGGCAGCATAGAAAAGCCCAATAGGGGACCAGTTAATAATTAGTGCAGATACGCCTTTAATCCCGCCATTGAAGGCAGTTTTAACCGTATTCCAAATGCCCACAAAGAATCCTGAAATTGGTGTCCAGTATTTATAAATCAGGAAGGCTGCTGTAGCGATGAGGGTGATAGCCAGAATAATAGGATTGGCCATCATGAAACGTGAAACAGTTAAGAAGATTTTTCCTAGCCATAGCAAACTCGTGCCAAGAATTTTAATAGGCATAAGGAACATTTTAAAAAGACCGGTGATAATTCCAAAGCCACCACCTAAAACACCGAGCGACATTCTAAGCATGGCCAAAGGGCCAAGAATCGTGACAAGTCCCAAGGCTAGTGCACTAATTCCGCCTACAAGTAAAATACCGCCAGCCACGACTTTAGCAATGGTATTGGCTAATACAGGATTCTTTTGTGCCCAAGCTGTGACATTCTCGGTGATATTAGTGAACCCAGTAATAAGCATTTTAAATTGAGGTGCCAGCTGCTCACCAAATAAAGCAAGCATACTGGTAAATGTTCCACCAGCTGCATCCCTCAAGTTTTTGAGAGTTCCCAATTGAGCATTTACACGAGTTTGTAGTGCGGCCTGTTTCTGCATTTTGGCCACAACTTCGTTATAACCGACTTGTCCTTTATCAATCAGAAGGTTTAATGCTTGAATTGTCTCGGCGTCATTACCAAACATATCTGAAAGGATAGGTAACCGTGCTTCAGTTGATAGACCTTTAAGTTTTTCAAGTTGCTTGAACATTTTATCCAGTCCACCAAATTCTCCTTTACCATCAGTAAAGTTCATTTGAATACCGGTTCCACTATCCTTTAATGCTTTAGCTATACCTTTAGAATCCATCATAGATTTAAAAATTTTGCTGTAAGCATTACCTGCAGCTTCACCAGCCATAGCAGCTTGATCTGCCATGATTAAAAGTGGGGCAATAGCCTTGGCGCCTTCCAGACCTTCAGCCTTAATGGTTTTCATACCAGCCGAAATTTTGGCAAAGCCTTGCAGCATATTTCCGCTATCAACCCCTAGGTAATAACTACGCTGGATAACGTCCATTAAACCCAGCATATCTTTTTCAGTAGTTTTAGTAGCATCCTGCATTTTTGCAGCAAATTCAGCTGCTTCAGCAAATGGCATTTTCATTTGAACGCCAAGATAACCTGCAGCTTCACCAACTCCACCCAGAATTGCTTTGGCTGATATACCTTGCTGGATAAGAACTGCCATCATGTTTTGAAAGTCAGCGGTTGTTCCAGGCAATTTGGTACCTAGTCTATTGGCCAGTTTATTAATCTGGGCATATTCTTTAGATACTTGGCCGTTAGCCTGCATCATGGAAACTCTTAATCCCATTGCAGCATCTTCAGCATCTTCATATTGCTTCAAGCTGTATGCCATTCCAGCAGTACCTACAGCTCCAATTGCTAGACCTTTCTTGGCCAGATCCGATGCTTTGGCCATACGTCCTTGCAATTGCTCATATTGCTTTTGGGCTTTCTGGTGACGCTCTAAAGATTCCTTTTGTCTGTTAATTTCCATCGTTGTGAGATGGATTTTATTCTTCAGCTCTGATTCATCATCGGCAAGTTTGTCAACACTAATACCAGCCTGATTAAGTTCACGGACCAAAGCTGTCATTTCAGTGCCTTGATTTTTTTGAGCTGCTTTCAGCCTTTTTTGTGCAGCTTCAGCACGTGCGAGATCCTTAACCATCTGCTCAGTAGGGGCACCAATATTCATGGCAGTTTTGAGCTGTTTAAGGGTTTCTTTATTTTGTTCAATGGCCTGTGTAGTCTTTTCAGATTGTTCTTTAAGCTGCTTGAAGCCTGAAATTTTGCGTTGCTGGGCTTCTAGTGCCTTCAGTTCAGAAGAAGTCTTTTTAAAGGCATCTGATAAGGTTTTAGAGCCACCAACGATTGTTTTTATAGGGCCAGATAATTTATCAACTGCATTAAATAGGACTTCTAATTTTAAATCTGCCATTGGTGGACTCTAATTAGTTAGTTTGATTTCTTATGAGTGCTCTACGATGCCATTTGCTCAATTCAACAATATCCATGTCATCGTAAGTACTTGGTGGCCAATGAAAGATGACGGCAATATTAGCTATTGCCTCATCTACATCATCGACAAGCTCTAGGCTGTCTGAGCCTTGATTTCCTTCTGTAAGGCTTTCGGGTACAAAAAAGTGACCAAATTCCCTCCTAAATTGGCGAAATCTACAGGGTCCATTTGGTAGATCTGCTGAGGTGTCAGTGCTGGTGATGTAACACGTGGAAGGACTTTACAAAGGGCATCCACATCATGCTGATAAATAGCCTGAAGACTGGTACCACTTAATGCCTTTACACCAGGTTTACGGATGGTCACCTGAGTAATCATCTGTTCACCCATACGGATTGGTTCTTCTAAAGTCACCACTTCTTCATTTGGGTTTTTGATTTGTTCCTGGTTAATCGCTTGATCAATTTGATTCATGTGGAAATATCCTAAAAGTTAAATAAAAAAACCTTCTGCAGTACTGGACTACAGAAGGGAAGGAAACTTATAAAATTCCTAAGATGTTGCGTTGTTTTTCAAGACGATCTACGCCACCGATATTTTCTTTCATGCCAAGAATGTCAATTTCGACTTCAACAACACCATTAACTGTCAGCTTGTAGTAAACACAGTTGGTCACGACTTTATGTTCTGTGTCTTCGCCAGGTGTAGATTCACCACCATCAATTTCTTCATGACGGCCTTTAACAACTACTTCTACGGCATCATATTCGCCATCGTCATCGCGCTGGTATGCCCCGGCAAAACGGAGATAAACACCGTCAATTTTTTCCATACCAAATTGACGGAGTGTCAAAAGATCTAGACCACCATAAGTTGACTCAAGTACTAAGCCATCATCGGACATGCCCAAATCGACTTTTACGGTCCCGTTCATACCACCGCCACGGTAGTCTTCAGTTTTACGGGCTAACTTGGGTAAAGTCACAGTTTTAACTTTGCCCAAGTAGCTATTCCCTTCATTAAAGAAGTTCATATTTTTTAATTTTGGAGGTAAAGCCATGCGTTAAGCTCCTTAAGCATTTACAGATGCAGCAAAGTTAGCGAGATAACGATCAGTGATACGTTGTCTGAATGTCAGATCTTCTAACGGTGGGACAGGGGTGTAATCGTAATCAGTGGCCAATTTCCCAACCTTTAACGTGTCTGGAGTATTTGCTTCAGGATCGAACCAGGCGTCACCACCAATGAGGTATTTATTACGTGTGAGTTCACGCAGCTTGGCCTTTTGACCTTCAAGTATGTCCGTAACTAATGAACCATGAAGAGGTAAATCATTTGCCCACATGTGTGCTTCAGCCATGGTGTCTGCCAAGACTTGAGCAGTACGTGTATAGTTTTCAAATAGGAATAATGGATCATCCGAACATGTACGAGATCCCCAAAAACGAAAACCTTCATGCTGAATTAAAGTGGTGACTTCATTACTGTTGAGATAGCCAGCGTCAGTTGCTGGATCTTGAAGATCCCACGTAACATCTGCATCGATACCAGTCACACCTGATACAGCAACGTTTGAAAGGGTTTTATGCCACCCGATTTCGTTATCGATTTTTGCACGTAAACCCATAGCAACAGCTACAGCTGGTACAGTTTCTGTTTGAGCGGTTGTCGTATTAAACGCTACAAAGTTTGGCCAAATGATCATGAGTTCACGTGCAGCAAAGGCTTCACGATACGCCACAGCTTCTTCTTTGGTTTTACAGCCCCATGCATACGCATAAGCCATAGCACGCAATTTTTTAGCAATAACAACTAATTCAGTAGCAACTGGCTGAGTATCAAGCCCTGGTGCGCCTAAAATACGCGGTTGAACACCTAATTTTGATTTGGCTACAAGTAAAGCTTTAAGGCCGGTATATTTACCTTCAGCGGTAACAGTACCAACAACGTTTGCAGTTTGAGCTGCGTCATCTACTGCAGTGGGTACACGGACCACGACACAAATAGCGTTGGTCTGATTGGCCATATTCTGAAGTACTTTTGCTAAAGTTCCGTTTTTACCGGCTTTAGCAACTGCAGCTTGTATATTTGTAATTAGTACTGCTTGGTTTTCGGGGAAAACCAATGGGTCTGCATCATCTGCAGTTGCAACAAAGCCCGGAATTGCTGTTGCAATGGTTCGGATTGGCCGGATCCCATCATTGAGTTCGAGGACACGGATTCCGTGGTGGTATTGATCTATAGCCATAAAAAAGCCTGTTTATTGAGGTTTTAATTCAACAAACAGGCTTGCATGACTAAATCAAAAGTGTAAGTTTCTTGGTCTGTGAAAATGGTTTTTACAAGGCGGCCAACATAAACATCGCTAATTCATCATAACGGATTGAATAACGTGAACCTGCCTCACTTTTAATCCGTTTTTCACCAGTATCATATTCCTCTTTGATTATTTCTGTTCTAGGCTCAGCTTTAGTATGGTCAGCCACTTCAGCATCACTTATTCGAATTTCTTCAATAATTGTTTCAGCTTCACCTTTTTCATTAATCTTTTCGTATGTTGAGACTACTACATAGTATGTATTCTCAACTTCTCTTTCAGCATAAATAGGCTCATACTCTGCTTCCCACTGGTCAAAACATAAAACTCCGTAATCGAAACCATTTAAGCCTTCCGCTTCGAATGCTACTTTAACTTCTTGGGCAATAACCCCAAAGTGTAAGCGAGCATCTTGGCCTTTTTCATTGTATGCATCTTTAAATTTGAATTTTCGGATCAAAGATTTACATTGAAGGGCAACTCGTTTTTCAGCTTCATCAAGTACTGCTATTTCTTGTTTATAGTTTTTATCTGAAGTCTGGATTGTTCCCGTACCGGCATAAATTGAAGACCATCTTTTAGATGAAGTTCCAAGATTCTGTAAGTTATCTGTATTTGGCGCCACTGTAGCCCCAAAGTAAGCTGATTTCGCCACTCCTAGTCCACCTGCAATAACTACAGATCCAGTAGAAGAACTACTACTATCTGACGTATTTGCAAATGTTTGAGCATAGGCTTGATTTGAGCCACCCACACTTATAAAAGTGGCCAAACTTCCTATATATGTCCACGTCACAGTTCCGTCATTAGCTGTACCGTTAGTATGGTTAGGAGAAACAGTGCCTGAACTACCAGCCGTTGTGCACTGATAAACATTCCCATTCGAATTAACATAAGTTCCATTTGCATAAGCCGTAGATGAAGACCACGGAGAGGTATTGTAATAGCCTGCTGCCGTACAAATCCAATGCGTTACATAACTGGTAGAGAGTGGGGCAACACAAAAAATGATATCCCCAACATTATAAAAAACAGAGTTGGTAGGAAAGTTTGACGTGGTTTTTGCAAACATTAATTTATTTATAGAAGACTGCTTTAAGGTAGTACTATTCCCTAATACATGTATATTTTTATATAGTTCTAAATTATTTGTAATGTTCGGATAACCAACAACATTTTTCGCATTAAGCACTCCTGTAGGCAGCGGGTTGTAAGCTTGAACTAAAGAAAAAGCTAATGCACTTTCACCAACTGGTGACCACACACTTAGGCCAGCCAGCCAGATGGTGGCTAAATAAACCGTTAAAGGTAAGGTTGGATCTGGTCTTGAATCAATAATCGTAACGTTTTCGAAAATATATGCGCCATAAGCTGGATCTGAGTTTTGTAAACTTAAGCTAATTGAGCAATTTTTAAAGGAAAATAGCCCACCTTTAGTAATGGAAGTACGAGTAGACCAGAACCACTTGGATTTTGTACAAATTATCGAACATTTTTCGAAAATGGGGTTACCATTTGTTGCTGTAATAAGATACCCATTAGTATTAGGGGCCAACAGATCATCCCAAGTACAAGATAAGAAACGAGTTCTATCTAATTCTTCATCTGTACCATAAAGCTTAATAGAAGTACCACTTATTGAACACTCTTCAAAAACAAAGCGCGGTTTAGTGATCCAGAGTGCACGATAATTCGCAATCTCACATTTTCGGAAGTAAATATCACTTACATTCCCTGTGTCTGAAACAATAGAATCATATCCAGCATCAACAAAAGCACATTGTTCAAAGAGTACGTTAGAAATAGGGTTTGATTCCGCTTCAATATCTAAATTACTACGTGGTGATGAAGGTGTTTTAAGAGTCGAAATACCATTATGTCTGAAATCACAGTTTTTAAATGCGATATTCTTTCCACCTGTTAGGCTGCAACCTTGTCTTCCATTGTAGTAGCCTATCAAGTTCGAATATTTTGCATAGCAGCCTTCTTCTACGTTATTTGATAGGTAAAAACCATCCGCTGTATGGTGATGCGAATATATTGAAGAGGCTTCATGTTTATTACATTTGATAAGTTGTAGACCTAATCCACCTAGCTGCCAATCCTTATCACCATATCCACCGCCAACGATAAAACTATTTGAATTTCCATCTAACTCTATAAATCCACTTACAGATACATAATCAACATAATTACAGTAGATATGAGTAAGGGAGTTATAAATTACTACTGAATCTTTAATAGCGTTATAGCTAGCTGTTCCTGGATAAAATGGATAAGTAATATCGGTATAGGGTTCTAATGTATCTTTTTTAAAAACACCGATTCTTAAACCACTTCGGGTAACGATTTTTGCACCATTCGCCTTAATAATAATTTTCTTGTTTACTACTGCAGCACCGTACTTGGCAGAGAAATCAAGGCGGAAAGGATGTTCTTGTGTCTGGAGAGTCTTAGTGGTATCTAAAGTTTGCCGTCCTACAGTAATTTGAGCATCTTCAAAGTCAATAATATAAGAGGTCGTGGTATCAGATGTAACAAGGTCAGCTAGCCGTCTTAGAGCATCGTGATCGTTGTAATCTTCTTCGTTTAAAACACCAATAACACCAGCGTCGTAAACGGATAATTCAGTTTGCTTTTCACGAACCCAACCGTTGAATATGGTTACTCCATTATTTATATTTTTTTTATCGCTCGAATAAACAAAGTAGCCACCACCTTGGCCCAAGCCATCATGATAAGAAAGTACAGAGACTTTTCTTCCATTCCAGACATCTGATATATCAAGATTTAATAATTCATTGATAGATCTAATAATATGAATCTTTGTTTCATCAGAATATTTTTTTGCTTCTTCTTTTGCATCCTCAACATATTGCAGAGTTGCCATAACAATTGAAGCATCAATTTTTAACTCAAAATTTGCCGTATTATCAATTTGCAGAACAATACGAATTGTTTTGATTTGAGCTGTGCCTTGATCACCAGATGGTTTGTATGTTGGTGGATAATTGGCATAAGCCACCATTACGTCTCCCGCCCATAAGCCAACTTCGCGAATATTGAAGCCGCCAATAGCACTAGGAATGATTCCGTCAGCTTCTAACCAGTTAGGATTATCTTTTGACGGAGCAAGCCTGTTTAACTGAACTCGGTAAACCTCATTGACCATTTGAGTGAATTTTGCATCAGGTGTAGGTAAAGACCCACCGCCATCACCAAATGACATATGGGTAATACCTAGTTTAGCTCCTGTTTGAATGGCCTCTCGAAGAAGTTCTAAACCTTTTTCTGTAAAAATTGAGTGATAAAGGGCTGCCATAAAATTATGCTCTATAGTGGGAAAATACTGGTTGTTTCATGCTCATAAAAAGCAAAAATTGGATAAATTAGAGAGTTCGGATCATCAATTTTCGGATAGATAGTTACGTCATCACCGCCATAACAACCACAAGCCACATTTGTTTCACCTTGAACGTTGATAACGTTAATTTCGATACCTTTAAGAACACGGGTTAAAGGTTTTGCATCATTAAGAAGCTCAACTAAGGTTTTTGATGTTTTTTCTGAGAGAGCTTTTCCATTTGTTTCAATCGTAATTTGGAAAGTTCCTGGTTCTCCCATCGGTGCTTCTTGCCACCATTCATGAACAGTCAATGAATAGCCAAAACTTTCTACAATTGAACGAAGTGCGAAGTTAGTACCCTTATATGTATGTACTTTGATTGAATTCTTGATTTGTGCCCGTTTAACTTCATCTGGCCAATCATCTTGCCAGCGATCAACAGAAAATTGCCAAGCTAAAATAGATAAGAAATCTGTTGGAGCATCATCAACTCGAATTAGGCTTGATAAGTTAGTATTTAGCTCTGATGTTTTGGCTGTGGTTTCAACAATTTTCTTTTCAAAAGGCGTCGTATTGGGAGGAAGTAAATTCATTATTCATTCCTCACACTAAGTTTAATAGCTGTACATGAAGCTGCCTGAAAATTAGTAAGGTGGATTTCATTCGTAGGGCTAACTAATTCAACTCGTTCAACACCTGAAACCTTTAAAATTGAATAGAGATCAGAAAAAAATACACCTTTACCAATACGTTTTGGTTCTTTTGTATAGGCTAAAGAATTGGCCTGTGCAGCTGCTAAAACTGGATCTGTCTCAGGTACATTCTTAGTGACTAATACAGCTTCAATTTCATAGTTAATGATTTCAGCTGATTGGACTTGTACTCGATCACCTGTAGGACGTTTTTTCTCTCCAGATACATAATTTAGAACAATCGCATTTAGTTCTTCAGTTGAAGCATTATTTGATGTGTCACGCTGAAGAATTGTCAAAAGGGCGTGTGCTGGAGCTGGGGAACTACATTTAACATCTGAAACACGACTATCGGCTGAAAGCGTGTGAAACTCATAAGCTGATTCTGGTCCAGCAGTACTTAATGCATCTAATTTCTTTTGGATGCGGTAACGAAAATCTTCATCTTCTTCATAAACAGCTGGGGCTGGTGGTGTAACTGAATCATCTGCTGGAGTAATTACCAAACGTTTTACATCAAAATTTGCACCCCAAACATCAAGGTCATTACCTTTTGCAAATGCAAGCTGTGTAGCTAATGCTTTTTCATTGATTTGATTTCGTAAGATCATTTCTCGATAAGCATTTTCTTGTAAAAGTTTAGTGACTGGTTCACTTTCACGGTTCAGTGTTTTACGAACAAGCTCTTGCTCATCCTCTGGATGAAGAGAAATGAAATATTCTTTACGCTCATTGAAGATGTCTTCATAGTCAAGCACATCAACAAAATTTGGTTTTGGTAAAGAATTAAAGTCAACACTCATAAGGAAGATCCAATTGAAAGAGGGATACTTAAAGAGGCTTGTTTATTGCTATCAACTAGACTGCAATCCATATCTAGAAAATATGAACCTTCTTCATTAGTCACTAACGAAACTGAATTGAGAATGATCCTGTCTTCCCAACGTAAAAGTGCAGTTGCAGTCGCTGCATATAACTGCAGAGTGGCGATTTCATCAAAAGGGGAGTCGATCAATTGATAGATCAAAGAACCATATTCTCGACGCATGATTCTTGTACCAATGGGGGTAGTTAGTATGTCCTGGATAGATTGACGGATATGATCTAATTCAGTTTCAAGCTCACGGCCATTTTCACGTGACATCATGGTATTGGCCCCCCTGATTCTCCGGAACCCGGCTGTACCCCAGATGTTTTGTGACTTTTCAGACTAATGTCTCCAGCTTTAACATCAGCTTCAGTACTAAAAGCACCAGTTGAATGACTACTTCCTTGCACCAACTGACTTCCACCGACGGTATTATTTCCAGTCATGGCAGTACTGCCATTAATCTGAAGATTTCCATTGATAGTTGTGTCCCCGTTTACGGTTATACCGCCATCAGCAGTTACAATTGCTTTACCACCTGAAGGTAAAATGGCTGATAATTGATGAGCAGAAATGTCATAAGCAATGACGCAACCGTCAGCAAATACACGGATTTTCTTATTTAAATCATCAGAAGGAGATGGGTGTTCATTGTTGTAAAGCCCATAGAAAACCACGCTTGTAGGACCAATTTCGCCACAAGGTGAAATCACCATGACTTCCTCATCTAAAGAGGGTGGATCCCAATTTGAGTCATCTCCGGAACGTACATTAAAAAGCGAATTTCAGGCGTGACAATATCGTCAAGATCAACAGTGACAAGGGGAATTGGTTTAGACGGATTTACGGTCTTGATTGTTCCGAACCGAATTAGATTTTCAAGACGACGATTGATGTCAGCATTCATGCCAACACTTTGCGTTAGAGTTTTTTAGTTTTCAGCAATGGGAACTTGTGAAAATGGTTTTCACAAGTTGAGCTATTTAATATTGATATGCTTGATGAATGAGGACTCAACCAAATTAATCTCTTTATCAGTAAATCCTAGCAATTCACGTTTTGGATAAACTGTATCTGGAGCAGATCTAGTGGCTCTATCTTTCAAACCATATTGGTGTACTTTTGCAATTCGACTAACTCGACCAATAAAACCAACTGCAACTGACTCACTATTACTTAGTACTTTTAGGTGGGTATTAGATTTAATCCGGGAAAACATTTTTCTTTTTATTTTTCCTTTCTGGTCACGTAAGCGTGTACGTCTAGCTGTATATGTTGAACCGTCAGGATTTTGCTGTGCTGTAATATGCTGGCGTTGGCTTGTTCGGAGATCTCGTCCAATATTCTTAGCCAGTTTTGCCCGTTCACCTGGTGACAACCGATCCAACAAGGGTTGAAGATAAATGGCAAGATCTTGAATATTATTCATGGGTTTTTACCAGGGAAAGGCATATCTAAAGAACGTCCTCGAATATTAGCCGTGCGCCATGCTGCCAGCGTAGATCCATCCTTATCTATTAATTCAAAATCGGTAGGTGGACCAAACTCAGTATATTGTGGTTCAGTCGGGTAAGAGATCTCGAATTTCCCTTCAACATTCTTTTTTACAATGACACGTTCAGTTAAAGGGATTTTAAAATGCAGATCATATTTGCTGTTATCAATGAGTTCAGCTTCAAAAGTAATGGCTTCTTTTACTTTATCTAGATTTGCCATGAGCTCGGATTGGTTGTCCATAATCCATGTGAAAAGAACAACACCAAATACGTCCACATCACCAGCATAATCCGTGATGATCATATCTAGCGTATAGGCCATTTCAAAGCTATATCCATTTGCGGCAGTACTCATTAATTTACCGTCATTTGCAAAGATGAGTAAGCGATCCGGATCTTGTGGTAAATCCGGAATTGCATTTAGCAAATATTCACGTAAAGCATGGGGTTTTTTCATGCTGCAGTTTTCCCCCCATAAATAGGTTCAAGGTGATCCCATTCTTTTTGGAATTTTGCTTGATAGCCAAGTTTTTTATAGTTTTTGCCGTTGTAGAGTGTAAAGACGGTATTCCAATCTTGTTTTTGTAATGCTTCTAATAAGCCAGGCTTCCACTCAATAAACCGAATAAATGCTTCGAGCTGGTGGCCTTCGCTAACCTGCTGTTGATCAACAAACTCTTGAACAGATGAATAACCAAGATCTTTCCAGTTTTCGCCCATAATTTGAAATTGTCCCCAACTAGTGGACATAAGAGCAGATTCTTTATGAATATTTATGGCCATACTTAAACGGGTGTATTCAGCTGCGTCGCCTTTGTAACCCCCCGTTAATGTATTCACTAAATTTGGAGTAATTTTTACCTGACCATTTGCAAATGTTTTACCTAATGCCTGGCATAAATAAAAATACATTCGATGTCGTTCAAATAGAATTTTAGCTTTCCCATTTGGTAGAAAACCTACACCACGACCTTCAACAGCTCCAAAAACTCGAATAACTAATTCAGGAACTTTTAAACGTATTGCAGCTTTTTTATAGTCTTCATCTTTTAAGAGTTTACTTACTGAAACACCAGCTAAAGCTTGGCGAGTTTTATCACCGACTTTACCGTCAACTACTAAGCCAAATTTACGCTGGAGTTGAATCACTGCAAATTCAGTACTTTCACCAAAATGACCATCGATCGACAATGGTTTACCTTTAATACCCTTGTAACCCATCTTCGCCAATTGCTTTTGAAGAGTTGCTACGGCATCACCTTTTGAACCAAATTTTAGGATCATGTTGTACTCCAAATGAGTTTGGCCACATTACCTTTTGTTCGCAAGATGAGTACTGCAAGAAGGATTGCAAAGATGGCATCCCAAAGCGTAACAGGATCCTTAAAAAATAAGATATGTACTGATTGGCCTAAAAAAGCTGCAATCAAAGTTGCTGCAAAGAAGGAATAGCCACGGTGGAAATTTCCACCATGACTAAAGGTTGCAATACGAAAACCGCAAATGAGATAAGCTAAAACGGCAACGGTTTGAAATAACAATTCGATCATGACTTGCCACCTCGAAAGATGTTCAAAATATCTGACAGTTTTGCAGTTTTAACCCAATCAACAACCTTGATTAATATGAATAAACAAAGTGTTGAAGTGATAAGGGCTGCCACTGCATCAGCTTTTAGTAATGTATGTTCTGTAATTAGTGGTGCACTGATATAACCAATACCAGTGGCCAATAACATATTGCGAATACGTTGGTAAGCATTTAAATCTTTTTCAAAAGTTGCAATAAATGCTGCCCCAAGTACTGCACCTAGCAACGCATTACCATTTATAAATGGAAGCAATGACACTGCGCTTAGAGTGGCAATGGTTGCTGTAGAAGTTGTTGGTTCTGGCATAAATTCTCTCAATCCCAAAGCTGGACGCTTTGAACTTTATTTTGTGGAGTTGGAATGTCTGGTAATTGAACTTTGGTACCCATTGGAATGAAAGGACCAAATTCGGAAAGATGAGGGTTTGCTTCTAATACTTGTTCAACTACACCATTGCTACGGCCATATTCACGCCAGCAAATTGCGTCAACTGTATCGTGTTGGATTGCATAGACTTCTTTCATCTAAACTAACTCCACATTGAGGCGACGGACTTTTTTTAAATCGCGGATGGCAAAACGCAAATCACGTTTATAGTCGTCAATTGTCGGTGTCAGTTCTTCAGCTTTTTGACTGCCATTATTTGTGGTGTCATAAGATCGGTAGCGTTCACAGAGTTCTGCGCCAGCAGCTGCCGCAACTGCGCGAAAATACAAAACAACAGCAATAGGCTTTCCATTGACCTGTTTAGTTGTAATTTCTACTAATGTCGGGGCTTTGCTGAGTAAACTTTCCAGTTGTTCATTAACATGAATTACAGCTGCTTCTATAGCTGAAATAAGACGTTGATTAGTAACACTTGAATCTAAACGCAAAACCTCGCGGACATGGTTGCTTGATACCGATGGAAAGAACGGATCACTATTGATTACAACGTCCTGATTTGAAAAAGTACCGTTTGCAATTAATCCAGACATTTTTATTCTCGGTTAGGTGAGGGGTGGAGATCTGAACCAAAAACAGAACAAAAGATGTTTGAATCTGGTCAGATCTGCCCCTCGGTGGGTGCTGGGCACTCGTTAAGAAGAAACTCCCTCAAATGCCTGATTGCCAAAATCATCAACAACAGGGGTTCCATCGGCATTGAGTAATGGCTGAGGTGGGTTTTCTTCTAATTGTTTTTTCAGTAAACGTTCAGACTTTTGGAGGTCTTGTTTACCACCACAATTTTCATTGTATTTAATTGCTTCTTTTAGCCACTCGACCGCTTGTGAGTAGATTTCTTTTTGTAAGAACACACGGCCAATTGCGACATAGAGCTTTGCGCGGATCTGATCATGCATACTGAAGTCAGATGTAATGCTAATGGCTTGCTTTAAAACTGATAAGTCAAAAACTTTACCTTCAGCATAAGCAGCTTTTGCAGCATTACCGATCTCTTCGGCAACAATAGATGCTGTATCACGGCTGAAAGAATCAGGCATTGAAAGACCATGTTTTAAAGCAAATTCAGCAATACGGAGACCATCTTCAAACATGTCTGCATCAAAGCACCAAAGCATAATCGTCGTGACAACATCATCCTTCAGATCAGGAGCACGTTCTTCAATTGAAAGAACACCTTCAACATAAGGCATGTATTTCGGGATTAAAGTTACTTTGTATTGGGCACGTTCAATTTCAGATTTAACGTTACGCAATAAGTTTTGGTCATTTTTTAATTCTGCCAGTTGCAACATATAGACACTGGCATCTTCACGAACACCACCAAATTCATTTTCAGCATTAGCAGCTGCTTTAGCTGCTAATGCCTGAAGGCGATGTCGTCGAGCTGGACTCAACATAAATCACCCCTTATTGAATTGTGATGTTTTCAACGAGGCCTACTTTCTCGTAGGCTTCAATGACGTAAGCTTCATTTGAAGATTGGTAATCTTCAATGCGGTTCTTACTTGGCTTTTCATTAATGTGACGACGCTTTGCATCTTTCTGATAGTAAATCGAGAGGTTATCAAGCGAAGTAACAAGAAGGGCATTGTCTGGGAAGTGAGGTACACGGATGGCAGGTAAACCACCAATTTGCTTTTGGCCAACCAAGATCTGACCAGCTAAAACATTTTGGTTATCTGCAGCATTGTTTACGATTGGGAAGTTTTTATCGGCAAGTAACTGACGGCCACAAATTACGACTAAATCAGTGTCATCTTGATGTACTTCATCAATCAGCTCATTAACAACATCTTGTACAAGAGCATCAAGATTTTTGTATGTACCTGTAGCTCCAACAGTCACGTCTGCCATTACTCGATCAGCAGCATTTAGACGAATTTTTTCTAACCACCCTACGTTCACATCCTGAAGTTTTGGGTTAGTCGCTCGGTTCGTTGTAGCCGCAGCAGTCTTACCATTAAAGCCGATCATGATGCGATCTAACGCAATAGATTTGGCAATAGCGTTCGTCCAACGTGCATGAAAATCTGGGAATACGGCCCATGCATCAAGCTTTTCATAACCAATGGCAACGTCAAAATCAGTTTTGATACATTCATAGTTATCTGCACCGAAACCCGTTGGATCTACTGGGGTACGTTCACCAGAACCTGAAGTATCTGTACGTCCCGCAATTGTTTGGTTTACTGATAAACCAATCGCTTGACCTTTAGGATTAATCACACCAATGACATTGATTTTAGATAAAAATTCGCTAGAAGCTTGAATTTTATCTTCCATCTTTTGAGCTGGAACCGGCGCGACATTAAAAGTATGTGCTACAGATTCAACGCCATTAATTTCGGCTAGTTTTTGAAGGCTATGGTTATATTTAATTCGTGTATCGTTACGCATAAGTTCGCTCGCTAATTAGCAATCAATTTGTTCTGAGAAATTGCCTGTATTTTCGGGAGCAGGCGGAGTATCAGGGTGAGGTTCTTGACTCAGCTTTACTTTCAAAGCTTTAAAGTCTTTTTCAAGGGTGGAGTACTTTGTTTTGAACTCTTGGAGTTCTTGTTGAGTTTCACCAAAGGTTTTAGCAATCTGCTCAATTGACTTTGCAACTTCAGTAAATTGGCCTTTGTTTTTCTGATCCTGTTCTTCTTGTTGTGGCTTTAGCCAATTCATAACAGTATTGAACAGGCCTGTAACTGCCAGCTCTTCTTCAAACTGTAAATCGACTTCTTCAGCAGCTGTGAAAAGGTTGTCTTTGTGCTGCTTTTTAGAAGTAAAAGGACTCGCTTCAGGATTATTTGCCGCAAACTCCATGATTTGCGTACCTAAAGAAGCAGGAGTATCAGTGAACGCAATACCAACTAAATAAGCTTCATTGGTATCTGCAAAGTTGGGATTAACTTCAATTGAGTTAAACAGTTTTTGTTTTCGGCCATGCATCTCAATGAGATTATCGAAGGCTTCAAGCTGAGCATATAAAGCCCATTTCTTTTGACCTGCAATTTCATCTTCTTGAGCTTTCAGTGCGATTACTTTGGCATAATTTCCAAAAGTAGAATCTGGCGAAATACCACGGAAGTGTTCAATGTTTGCCATGGCTGTATAAGTATTCTGGCTATAGTTCTTAGCCATTTGTTGAATCCAAGCTGCTTCAATCTGGCGGCCATCGGTTGTGGCTCCAGCAACTGCAACTCGATAAAATTTGGATTTCTTACTCATGAGGTTTGAATCCTGCTTAATATTTAAATAATTCATAATTTACGTAGTAAGCAGAATCGGAATTAAACCTAAAAGAATCAACGACGCTCCCTTGTGAAAACTGTTTTCACAAGGTCTTTACAGTGAATCAATAAATTGAAGTTGGCTTAATAAGCCAATGAATACGACAACTGAAAATATACCTCTGACTTTTGATAACCGCCTCTTAGCAAAGTTCTTATACTGGATGGGGTGGCGAATCAGCTCGATTGCAGAATACTTAAAAGAAAAAGACAAAAATGTTCATGCCTGGAAGGCAAGAGATGAATGGGACGAGCAAGCTCCTGAAGGACGTGTTGCACAAGCTTTAGAAGCCCAACTTGTAAAGTTAATTATTCTTGAAAAGAAAACACCGGGTGATTTTAAAGAAATTGATCTGCTCATGCGCCAGTTGGAGCGTATGGCTAAAATCAATAAATATAACAATGGTGGAAATGAAACTGACCTCAACCCAAATTTAAAAAATAGAAATGCAGGTCCACGTAAACCCACTGCTAGAAATGTGCTGACAGAAGAACAAATAGAAAAGCTTCTTGAAGACTTCGATGATGGCTTATTTGAATATCAAAAAGTTTGGTATCGTGCGCGTGAACAACGTAACCGTGCTCTTTTAAAATCACGTCAGATTGGTGCCACATTCTACTTTGCGCGAGAAGCTTTAATCAAAGCTGTGACAACTGGCCGTAATCAGATTTTCCTTTCTGCTTCAAAAGCTCAGGCACATGGCTTTAAAACCTATATTAAAGACTTTGTTCTTCAGTCAATTGGCGTGGATCTACAGGGTGATCCAATCACAATCACTCTACCGACCAATGAAACAGTTCAACTCATTTTCTTAAGTACGAATGCCAAGACGGCCCAAAGTTACCATGGCGATTTGTACTTTGATGAATTCTTCTGGGTCCATGGCTTTGCCACACTTAAAAAAGTGGCTTCTGCTATGGCAGCTCAAAAACAATATAAAAAGACTTACTTCTCCACACCTTCCAGTAAATCACATGAAGCCTATAAGTTCTGGACAGGAGAGGCTTATAACAAAGGCCGAACTAAAGATAAACAAGTTGAAGTCGATACAAGTCACAAAGCTTTAAAAAATGGTGCTCTTTGTAATGACCAGATGTGGAGACACATCGTCAATATTTATGATGCTGAACGCCAAGGTTGTGACTTGTTTGATATTGATGAACTCATTGCAGAAAACAGTGCAGAAGAGTTTGCAAACTTGTACATGTGTGAATTTGTTGATGATGGACAGAGTGTATTTCCATTAAGCCTAATTCAGCCTTGTATGGTGGACTCATGGGAACTTTGGGTTAAAGACTTCAAGCCGTTAGCAATAAGGCCATTTGGAAGTAAACAAGTCTGGGTGGGCTATGACCCGGCAGAGTCTGGTGACAGTGCAGGATTGGTCGTAGTTGCTCCACCCGAACCAACTTACAACAAGTTTCGTTTATTAGAACATCATCAGTTCAAAGGAATGGACTTTGCGAGTCAGGCACTTTTTATCAAGAAAATTTGCCAAAAATATCGGGTGACTTATCTCGGTATGGATAAGTCAGGAATGGGGACTGGTATTGCTCAGTTAGTTCTAGATTTCTTTCCAAATCTTACAACCTTTACCTATTCAGTCGATGTCAAAACTCAATTAGTCATGAAGGGCATGGACGTCATCAACAAAGGACGTTTTGAATTTGATGCTGGTTCTACTGAAGTGGCTCAATCCTTAATGGCTATAAAAAAGACCCTCACAGCTTCTCAGAAGCAAATGACTTTTGAAGCTTCACGTGCTGAAAACATTGGACACGCTGATTTAGCTTTTGCCATTTTTCATGCCTTCTTTAATGAACCGTTATCTTTAGAAAATGACGGAAATTCTAAAAAATCCTCTATGGAGATTTATTAAATGTCAGACAGTAAAGTTCAAGCCTTTTCTTTCGGAGATCCAGAGCCGGTTCTTAATAATCATCACTTTTCAGGTTACTTTGAGACTTGGTTAAATGGACGTTATTTTGAACCGCACATTAGCTTAAATGGTCTGGCTAAATCATTCCGTTCTACACCATATCTTTCTACAGCGATCATCTATAAAAAGAATCAGCTCGTTTCTTCTTTCAAACCACATAAGCTGCTTAGCTCTGCAAACTTTGAACGAATGGTTTTAGACAATTTTGTTTATGGCAACGGCTATTTGCAACGCATTGATAACCGCTTAAAAGATCCACTTCAATTTAAAGGCTTGATGGGTAAATATGTCCGTCGAATGAAAGAACCTAATCGATTTTTGATGCTAATGGATGGGTTTAATGAACACGAGTTTGCAGAGGGTTCAATTTGCCATATTAAAACTTCAGATATAGATCAGGAAATATATGGCTCTCCTGAATACTTATCTGCATTACAGTCTGCATGGTTAAACGAGTCGGCAACTCTTTTTCGTCGAAAGTACTACAACAATGGGTCGCACGCAGGTTTCATCTTGTACATGACCGATTCAGGAATAGACGATGAAGATGTCGAGTCACTCAAACAAGCTATGAAAGACTCACGTGGACCAGGTAACTTCAAAAACTTATTTCTTCATGCACCAGGTGGCAAAAAAGATGGTCTTCAGCTTATCCCAATAAGTGAGTTGGCTGCTAAAGATGAATTTCTTAACATCAAATCAATCACACGTGATGACATTCTTGCTGCCTTCAGAACTCCACCACAACTACTCGGAATCATTCCTTCAAATGCTGGGGGTTTTGGTTCAATTAAAGATGCTAGAGAAGCTTATTGGTTTAATGAAATTGTTCCTGAACAGAACCATATTGAAAATACAATTAATGAATGGGCAGGGGATAAAATTATTGGATTCAAATCTTATGAAGAAGTGAACCCAGTTTCTTCCTAAACATCAAATCAACCCAAAGATTTGTATCTACATAAAAAAAAGAGAGTTTTAACTCTCTTTTTTTTAAGCTGAAATTGCCGCCAACTGATCTACAAAAATCTTAAAGCTTTCAGATTTAGCGCATATTCGAGGATGATTCCTAGCGTCTTTAAAATCTAAACTATGTTGAATATAGTCCTTCGCATTTTTATTAATAGTTTTTCTAACGGTTTTAAAATATCTACTTAAAGCATTTTCACAGCCAGTAATTTTGCAACTTCTTGGTCGTGTGTCGTGATAAGCAAGTAGCCAACATTCCAAGCTATGGACAGAAATAGCAAAAATTATTTTATGAATATATTCCGTACTAATTTTACGTTTTTTAAGTTTTTGATAATGAATAAACCTCTTAGCTTTCTTTTTGTTAAGAGGCACACCAGCGGAATCAATCCATTCTAATAGTTTCTGTTTTATAAGTTCATAGAATAAATTGTGATCAGTATTAGCTAAACTGATAGGACTAACGTTAAAATTTCTATGTTCGCAAACATCTGTATCTATTTGAATAACTACGTAGTCCATATTTTCTAGTAATATTAAAAAATCCTCTGATTTTAGATATTCACTGACTTTTTCCCATCCTCCCCAAGCATCAATTGCTATATTAGTTTGCTGAGCATCTAATGGCGGTTGTATATCCCGAATTTGTATAGGATTAAAATAAGCTTGTATTGTATGTTTTAAAACATGAAAGTCTGTTGGACCTTCACATATAACCCCTAATTTCATTTTTATTCATATCTCTTAGAAATTGGTTGGCAAACCGCCCAAAAAGCCGCGCATAAAACTTTCAGATAATTTAATTGATTGACCAGAACGAGTAGGTTTTGGTAAGTCATCTACACCGACACGTCTAAGTTGAGTTGCTCCTTCATCATCGCGTTCTACTACAAACAATCTTTGTTCATCATCATGTAAATCTAAACCATCTAAAATTGCAGGATTATGCGTAGTAACAAATGCTTGTTTATCATTTTCTTTAGCCAATTTTATAAGTTCTTTGACTAATACACGACATAGCTTGGGATTTAATGAGGCGTCTATATTATCTACTGCAAAACACTTTGGCGTAAATTTAGAGCTGAACAAAGCAGCATAAAACAATACAAACAAAAAGCCTTCATTAGCGCTTCTATGATCAATTTCACTTCCCATAAATCGGTCAATAATTTTAATATGCTTTTCTATGTTTTTTGAATCACTCTCAATTATAATTTTTTCAACCCACTGAAACATTTCAACAATTTCACAAACTTTACCAAAGTTTTCTGGCTCATGTTTTTGCATTACTTGAAGAAGTTTTAGTAGACCTTCACCATTTACTCCTAATGGTTCAATTTGTGATTCTGTAGAGAAATTTCTTAAAGAACTTAGTTCAGGAGAATAAATGACGAAGTGAGAGTTTTTATCATCTTTAGGGCGATTATATTCTTCCATAATATTCTTTAAAGTAGACATTCTACTTAAGTAATTAACGATATTATCAAAATCTTCATCCATGATTGATGGAGAATTACTTGTTTCTTTTAAACCATTTAATTCGTCTAATCGACCTTTTAATAAGTTTAACATTGTTTCAGCAGAACCATATTTTTCAATAACTTTATCGATTACCTGTTTATGGAATGACATATCTTCTAATTGTTTAATATTTATCACTTCAAATTTTTTATTATCTTCTAAAGATTGTTGTAAAAAACTAAGTTCATAATTTAATGGTGAGTAAGGATTGTTTTCATCATAAGTAATAAATATTTTAGTAGCTATCCCATTGTCTTCAATAATAATAAATTGAATTTCTTCACTATGATCTTTGGCGAAACAAGAGAAAATACTTCTGTGTTCTGCAACACGAATACCACGTGGTTGCAAATATTCATTTGTAAAACTATTTGCAATAATTGCTGAATAAGAAGCGATAATTTCTAAAAAGTTACTTTTTCCAGCACCATTTTCACCAATTAGTACATTAAAAGTGCCTACGTCTACATCAATAAATTTTAAAGATTTATAATTTTCTGCTATTACACTATGTAACAT